CGGTAACACCACGTTCTCTGAATACGTCAGCACTCGCGATCCCTGAAGATAAAGACCGCTGTATTTGTTCTGATGCCATTTTAAAGTCAAGACCGGTAACTGCAGCGACATTACCTGTTATCTCTAACAAATTGCCTAATTCTTCAGCATCACCCGATACAACAGCAAGCGATCCAGAGCCACGTTGTATTTCTTGTAGTGTGAAAGGAACTTTACTAGCAAACCCAACCATAGTTTCAAATGCCCTACTACCTTCTTCTGCAGAGCCAAATAATGCTTGTAATCTAACTGTGAGATTCTCAATCTCCATACCTACTTTGGCTACATTTTTTATTTGAATCGCTCCAAAAGCAACGGCTAATACCCCGCCTACTTTCAAAGCTGTTGAGCTAAATTTATCTATAGATGCGTTAGCTTTAGTAAAAGATTTTTCAAACCCACTACTAGAGCCTTTGATTTGTTTTTGTGCCTCGGATAACCCTTTCTTTAATCCAGAAAGGTCAGCCTCGATTTTGACTAATAATTTTTCTAATTCCATATGCTAAAAATCTGGGTATCTCTCTTTTAGTTTTTCAAGCTCAGACTTGCTCATAGGGTCAGAACGCTTACCTGTATTGTATTCCTTAAATCCATTGATAGCTAGTGTAACTTCTTTTATTGACATATCCCATGCTTGATTAGGGGGAATCTGCATCATGCCAATTAATACTTCTAGCCACCTTTCTACAGGTAACTCTGTACTTTCAGAATCTATATTGTTGTTTTTTTTTCAGTATTATCTAACTGAACATCTAAGGCTAAAGCTAATAATTCACCTGTTATTTTAACAGTTTCTATATAACCAATTTTGTCAGTAAGTATAGAAATGTCTGTTTGATTAACATCACTACCACCGGCTCTAATTGCCAAATATAGTATAGATTCCATTTTTTCAGTTGTTATATTTCCTGTTTGTAAGCTTTGGGCTATACCCATAAAACCCATTCCACAGGCATTTTCAACACGTTTTATTGTGTCTAAAGACATTCTTGCTTTGTAAGTTTTATCCCCTAGAGTTAGGAGTTTTTCTGCTCTTATTGGATTCACGCTCATGTTTACACCTCATGATGATTGTTTCGTTTCTTTCGCCTAAGTCACTAGACATAATTACTTCACATTTTTTACCCTCAATATTCAGAGTATCAACATCTTTCCAATCTTCAAAGTAAGGCAGTTCTACCTCTGAGATTGTTGTACCCATGCTTAACTTACATGTATGGGTTTCTTTATTTATTAATACTTCTGAATCTATCCACATATTATACAGTTGCTATTGTAATTGCTCCGGCACTTTCAAAACTCATAGAATACTGAACAGCACCATTATAAGTACCACTATAATCTAATGTTGTTATTTGGAAAGCTCCTGTAAAAGTATTGAAACTAGGAACGATGAATTGAAAGTTACTGTATGTTGCAGCATCGAAAGCTGTTAATACTGATTGTTCGCTTGCAGCATCAGAAAATATTCCGGATCCTGAGATTGCAAATGATTTTATACCTGAGTTAGCAAGTAAAGTTCTCACTCTTGCTGAATCTTTATTTGTTACATCTATAGTTTCTTGATTAATAGAAATTGATGTATCTGTTAAGCCCGCTACAGTAGTAAAAACTTCAGGACTTGCAGCGTTCCCAATTTTTACTAGTAAAGCACTTCCTTTTTGTACTGCCATATTTTACCTCTTAATTATCATATACTGTAAAATCTATATTTACAATTCCATGCCTTGTAATCCCATCAGCCTCTACTAAAGTAGTTGTCGCAATGACAAAGCTCATAACAGATGATGCACCTGACACAGAGATTGTAACATTGTTAAATAAATTATACACCCTTTCCATTACTTCTTTTATCTCTTTTTGTCCTCTATATTGTGACCAAACTTCAATATCTACATTGTAAACCTTGCCATCCAGAGTTTTTGTTCCTACATCTCTAGCATTTTCTAAACCAATAACGACATAAGGATAAGCTGTACCTTGTGGTACATTATCAAATACTTTGTTATCTCCTATCAATCCATCTAATGTACTATCTCCAGATAAAGTAGAATATATAATGGTTTGTAAATCGAATGAATGAAATCCCATTAGCTTTTACCAACTTTCAATAAAGGTCTTAATGCTTTAGCTCGTAGCTCAGTATTTTTTCTAGCCGGACTTTTTTTACCCATAAAACTTCTATTCATTTGTACTTCTAATCTTTCAGCATATTCTGTATTTGTAAATACTTTTCCAATTAATGCACCTTGTTTTTTATAGAAAATACTATTTACTAAATAGCCGGTATCAATAGCCGGTGGCTCTCCGGGTGCTGATGCTCTATGCCCATTATAAACAGCTCCGCTTTTTGGTGTACCCATAGAACGCTTAATATCGCTTTGAAAAAATACGCCTAACCTATCGACATAATTTCTTGCTTTATCAAAATAAGCTTTATCAATAACTTCTAAATTATTAACTAATGACTTTGCGTTTACTTTTATTTTTAATCCCATTATGTTGCTACACCTTCAATTGCTAATATTTCTTGAAATTTCTCTCTACCCTCTAAAATGTTTTTTACATAAGTAATATTAAAAGTTTTTGAATTGTATGAGATTCTATTTTTTTCTGTTAATGCAGAATAGTATCTAATAGTAAATTTGTAATTTGCTGTTCCTCTTACTTGGTCTCCAAATACACCCTCTGAGCCTGATAAATCTTCTACCTTTGCCCAAACAGTTGTTGCTGTACTATGAGATGTTGTTTGTCCGCCTCCAGAATCCTGTGATCCCCCAAGAGTTTGCAAAACAATTCTATTTCTCATTTCTCCTATAAGAGACATTAAACCATACCACCATAATGAGCTGTGCCTCTAAACGGATTTGTTGAAAACTGAACTATACGATATGGCTGTAGTAATTGGGTTGCGCTATAAGGTGGGTTTAGATTTTTTTCTCCATCACCTCTCTGCTCAAAAAGATAAGCTGTATATAATAAGCACGCTTGTTTTATATCTTCTGGAATATCACTCGATCCACCATAACCGGCTACATAAGTAATCTCTATAGCATTAGCTACTCTTAATCCTGTAGGATAACTTTCACCATTTCTAAGAACAAATCTTGCGGGTACTCCCGCAGAATCTAAATAATATTTACTTGATGCAAAAGTGCTTTCTGTATCTGCATCATCATAATATTTAACACTTGATATAGATGCTACAGGTGACTGTGGTAATAAAATACTTCTTCTTGATATGTCTTGGTCTACGCCTAGATACTCACCCTCTTGTAATGGAATATCTGTATCATAAATACTATCTATAGATATTTTCAATGTTTGAGTAGTTAAACTTCTAGCTGTATATCTTTTTGCCCAATTATGAGCTGTCTTAGTTAATGATGTTATAACTGTATCATCATCACTTCCATCTATTCTTAACCAATTCTTTACTTCCGCACTTGTTATTGCATAAGCCGTTTCTGATGTTACAACACTAATTCCCGCCATATTTATTCCCGATCCTTTTTAATTCTAGTGTAATTTTACATTGTTGACTTGTATAAGTAAATTAAATTAACAAATATGTTGACAGAATGTCATATATAACCGATAATGTTTATATAGAGTAAATCATTAAAAACTAACAGGAGATATAAATGAGAAACTTTGGAGTAGAAATAGAATTTATAAGCACATACACAAGAAATCAAATGTGTACTAAAATTCTTAGAGAAACAGGCGTTTCAGTAGAAGTAGCTAATTATTACAATAAAGATAATAAGTGGAGATTAAAACATGATGGTAGCATATCATCAGAATCAAACTTTAGACATGGAATGGAATTAGTAACACCAATATTAAGCACTAAAGAAGACTTAGAAACTTTATGCAAAATAGTTGAAGTATGTGATAAGTACGGAAAAGTAAACAGAAGTTGTGGAGTACATGTTCATACAGACATAACATCATGTGGAGCAAAACCTATGAGAAAATTGATGAAGTTTTTATGTAAATATGAACATGCAATCAATCAAGTTCTACCAAAAAGTAGAAGGGGAGATAACAACAGTTATTGTAGAAACACATGGGGCGGAGAAGAAATGATGTGGAATGAGTTTCTATACCTTGATAGCAGAACAACAACAGACAGACTTATGACAAAATTTGGTAGAGGTAAATGGAATTTCCAAAACTATGTACAACATGGTAGCTTTGAAAATAGAAGTCATGGCGGTACACTTAACTCTACTAAAATAAGAAATTGGGTTAAGCTTAATCAAGCAATAGTACAAATGTGTTTTGATAAACCGGCAACAAGAATATACAGAGCCGACACATGTAAGACTTACAAATTAAAGGATATGTTAGCTGAGTTAGTAAGAAAAGGTTACATAGACAATCCTATGAAATCATACTACTTAAACAGAGAGGAGGATTTGAGATAATGAGATTCAAGGGAATGAATGGTGATAGATATGCGAGTAATAACAAAGTTAACCTCGCATGGGAAATGTATAAGACAAGTTTTGCAAAAAACAATTCTGAGAATATACATGAATGGGGAATTGAAGTTTGTAACAGGATTAATGAGGTACACGAAACTGAAATCAAATACCACAACCCTGTACAATTAGTAAATGATTTAATAAAATACAACATAATAAAGGAGTTACATTAACATGAGCAATACAAAATATTACTTCGCCTATGGAGCGAATACAAACATAGACAACATGGGTTACAGATGCCCGCAAGCAATCAATCTAGGAAAACTTATACTACCGGATTACAGATTAGTATTTCGTGGAGTAGCAGATATTGAGAGATATAAAAATGGATCGAGCGTAGAGGGTGTTTTATGGGAGATTACTGAAGACTGCGAAATGGCATTAGATGTCTTTGAGGGTTTCCCGCATCTATACCGCAAAGAATTATTTACAGCTCAAAATAAATCTAATGGAGAAGTAATGGATATTATGTATTACAAAATGAACTCTAATGACTTGAGCAAACCTACTGCAGGCTATTATTCTACAATATATCAAGGTTACAAAGATAATGGTTTAGATATCAAATTTCTTAACCAAGCTGTAAAAATCAGTTAATTCATCAAAACTCGGGGTTATATCTCAAAAATATAGCCCCTGAGATGCCCATAATCGCTTTTAAATTATACACCCCTTATACTTACACCCCCCTAAAATTTACTAATGATTTACTCGCTCATATTTCCATTTCAGTCGATAAAGAACTGCAATTCCTTTAGCACCCAAATGCCCTGTAATGCCGAATTTCAAACTGTTTATTTCAGTAGTATTTGATATAGAAATAAAAAGAGTTGATTTTTCTGCATGAGATTCTTATTTCAGTCGATAAAGAACTGTAATTCTTACCGGACTGAAATCCCCTGTAATGCGTTTTTTGGCTTTGTTTTTTTGGCTAGTATTTTGAGATGTAAAAATAAAAGAGTTGATTTTACTCGGTGAAATTCTTGATTTACTCGGGTAAGAATGTCATTTCTTAGCTTTAACTTCCAATGTATTTACTTTAAGTTCTAACTCACGCACTCTGTTTACAGTCTCCAACACTTGTGAGGGCGGTTGAAATTCATCTATCCAAGTATCGTTTTCTTCTACTTCGATCAAGAGCATTCCATAGTTATATTCTAGGAAAGCTAATCTTTCTTCTATCCCAAAATATGCCCACACAGATACAGCTACGATAACTATTAATGCTAATAAGTTTTTAACAGGTATTGTTATTAATGATTGGTCATTTATTTTCATCTTCTTACAAGTGAGCCTCCAAAATATAAACCAATAATACTTGATACAACATGTGTATCTAATGGCGTAATAACTAAACCTGTCATTGGTTTCCATTGTGTCATATCCATATCAGTTGCAAATATCCACCAACCTTGTTGTATTGTTTCTGTATAACCTACATAGATAGGCATTAATGGGTCTATAAATGGTGCTAGCTTTGGTAATACAATAATTGCTAGTACACATAAAATTGCAATAACTCTACGAGTATTCTTGGTAAAAGGGTCTGAGACTTCTCTGGCTTTATCAAATTGTTGGGATTGAAACTCTGCACGTTGCATAAGCATTTTCTGTTCATCTGCGCGATCCTTAGATTTCTGAGCCATGATGGATAAAATTCCACCAAGAATAGTTGATACAAGCATTGAGATTAGCTCAATAGGAAACATTATTTTACCATTGAATAAATGACAGCACAGATACCACCTACCCATGCTAAGAAACCGATAACACCTTTGCTTTTGTTAATTACTGAAGTTAAATCATCCACTTTATTTTCTACTTTATCCAAGCGATTACTAAGTGAATCAATTTTGACAGCAAGTTGTTCTAAGGTTACTTTCATTAACTTTCTAGTGCTGTAATTCTAGCTTCTAATTCTTGTATTGTTTTAACTAATAGTGGAACAAGTTTTGCTTGGTCTATTTGTTGCATAACAGGTATATCACTCATACTTGCAGACCATGTAGTATCATTTGCATAATTTCCATCTGCTTTATCTTTTGTCCATTCTGCTTCTGTTACACCCTCTGAATGGAAAGTTCCATCGGCATTTTTAACAACATTAGTTGCTGTTCTTGTAGCATCTTTAGTTCCTATTATAGCTTCAGGTACTATGCTTGATACTTCATGTGCAATAAATCCATCTACTGTTTTATCTGCATCTACAATAAAATTAAATCTTGCAGGTTTTAATTGTTTTAATCTTGTTGTTGCATCAAATGTATAATCTACATTTTCTTTTAATCTATAATCTGATGATGTTGCATAAGTTGTGCTTGATGCTGATGTCGATATACTACCACCACTAGCCCCATCTTTATGAAAGACAACGACAATACCATCACTTGATAATCTATTTATAACTATAGGTTCCATACCATCTGCAATAAATTCAGCAGCACCTGCTTTTGTGCCTAAATCGTTAAAACAAATACCTGCAGTTCCAAAGTTATTAGTATTTTTATTAAATAATATTTCACCTGTACTATTAATTCTCATTTGTTCTGTATTGCTTGATGTTGTAGCACTACTGCCTTTGGTGAATATAAGAGCATTATCTGAGTTTATGTAAGTATGCTCAAATGTGCTTGTATCGTTGGTTACTCTAGGAACACCTCTTATCCATAAACCTGCTTGTGTACCTGATGAGCCAGAGCCATGCATTTTTACATTCACTCCACTAGCAGTTGTTATATCGGTTGTAGTGATAGACATTCTATCTGTGCCACCTGTTTTAAAATCTATTTGGTCATCGGTATCTGCCGTAATTGAAGTGTCTGCATCAGCATCGAGTATCAATTCTGCTCCGTTTAAATCTAAAGCTCCCCCAAAAGAGGGTGCTGTAATATTTCCTGAAGATTGAATAGTACCTGTAATATTAATATTACCTGTACCTGTAATATCATTTGAGTTTAATCCTAGGTCTGACCCTAGTGCAGATATTTGAGTTGAAACATCTAATAAAGATTGTGCAGTAATTCTAAGTTCTATTCTATCACCAACAGCAAATGCTCTAGCTGAAGTGCTTTCTTGTGCACGAGTAACAGTTAATACATCAGATGACCGTGCAGTACATTTAGCAATCTCTAAATTATTTGATGCGTCTATAAGAGTTACAAAAAAATACTCACTGCCTGTTAAAGATGGGAATAAAGCTCCGTCCCCAGATGCTACAGTTATACTAGTAACAGAGTCATTTATACCTGAAGCTAGTGTAGATACTGCGTTATTCGCAAATTTTACTGGCATTTATATCTCCTCTTAACTTATAGTTACAGTCCATGTAATACCTAATGTATCGCTTGCACCTTTGTTTATAACAGAGAATACAGTTCTACATAAGAGGGTACCGCTTGAACTAGCATTTAAAAGTCCAGCTTCTGTAATTGCACCTGTGCCTGTGCCAGCACCAAATGATGCTACATACGCTACAGAGTTAGTTGATACAGTACTAGATGTTAGAGCTACACGTCCAGCTTCACTGCCTAATGCAGTATTGCCAGCTGCAGCCGCAGTGCTTCCAGTTCCTATTGCCATGTGAGACATAACAGTAGTGTTGTTTTTTAGTCGGTCAGCAATAAAATTTTTACCTGCTGTTACAACTAAATTAGGTACGATAACCTCATGTTTTACATTTCCTTGTGGACTAGTAAGGGTAAGTTTTAATTCACCTTTTACTTTAATTAAATCGTTAATCATTTATCCATCTCCTTTAAGTCTTAGCTCCAGCTGATAGCGGAGTAGCGTTACACATGTGTCCACCCAACGAACTGTCATCAACTTCAGTATATATGTAATTAATAACAAGTCCAGCGTTCGATGAATCACCCTCAGTTATTCTATCATCATTCATTACAAGTTGACCTACAAATCCTGGGCCACCAATGACACCTGTAGTCGACTCATTTCTAGTAAATATAAAACCAACTGTACCGTCAGAAACATTAACAAGCTCTGGGTACATAGTTGTAAGAGTTCCTAATGTAAGTGTTGTATTTATACTTTCAGAAGCACTAGCACTATCACTAGGTGCTATGCTTACAGTTATTGAATTTACAGCATCTGATGGTGTAGAACTATCAGCCTTAACTATACTTGGCTGTAAAACTTGTGCATCAGATGTTGATATAGAATCTGTTTTCCCTTGCGGGGTAA